CCTAAAGCTACAGTACCAACAGTACCTAGAGCACCTTCAGTCAGCATAAAGTCAGCCTGCTTAAACATAGGGGAATTAACACCCTTATGAATACCAGGGATCCATGCTACTGCCTCTGGGAATGTATTGTAAAATCTTTTTAATATACCATCTTCTTGCATCATGCCCCTACCTTCTTCTTCAAGGTTGGTCATAGCAGCTAATGGTAAAGTATCCATGAATACTGTTTTACCACCACTAAATAGCATATTAGCAGCTTGAGTCATTTTCTGTTTTCCAAGCCAACCAGATGCTGGTCTATAAGTAAGACTTACAAGTTTCCCTGAAGCACCTACTCTATTAATAACCTTACCACCTGTTAAAGATGGCTTAAGGAATTGACCTACTTTAATCATGGCAGGTACACCAGTCAGTTGTAGAGTCTTACCTGCAGCACCTAATGCACCACCAGTTAAAGCTGATGGTATTGCCCAATAACCTACTTCATAACTAAGAGTATCTAACATAGATCTCTCAAGGTTATGATTGACTAGATATTCTAATGATTGCTCATTTTTATGTTGTAGTGTATTATCATCTAGTGTAGAGTCATCATGCCAACTTTTACCTTGTAACACATCTCCTACACTACCTATTGTTTCTAGACCCCAAGCTGTTAAATCAAAGAGTCCTCCAGCTGTATTCTGCCGTGCACCTTCTCCTATATTCCTATTAAGTCCACCAAAGGGAGTCCAACTTTCTGAGCCTTCTCCTTTATCAGACAACGCATGTTCTCTTCTGAGGTTAATGTAGCGAGCCATGTTCTGACCTGCTCCATTCTGTTGCCACAAGGCTTTAAGCCTGGCTCCACCATCCTTTGCCTGTAACCCTTCTAACCACTCTTGTGTTAAATGGGCATCCATATCTTCATCGAAATCAGCTATGTTAGTAACATCGAAGAAGTCTGCATATGTAATCTCACCATCACCGTTACGATCATATCTAGCTGTTAGTTGTGGGTTATTACGAATCATAGTAAAAGCTTGGTATTGCTTTTCTAGATTGTTACCATCTGAAAACAATTCTCTTAGCTGACCTTCTTCTTGATCAAGATATGCATGATTCAGCTTTAATGCAAACTTAACACCGTCTGGTAAATCTTCACCATAAGCAGCGTAGAGCTGTTCATCTGGTATCAAACCTGTTTCTGGATCAGGAGTGAAAGTAAACTTAGTAGGCTGCTTAGTTTGTTGTGTCTGTTGTACTTGACCTTCAACTGGAGCCTGTTGTTGTGGAGGTATCTCAGCGCTTGATTCTATGGTCTGACCGACACTGCCTTCTTGAAATGCTTCATCAGAAGCTTGTTGTAAAGCTTCAGATCCTACACCTTCATCTTCAGCTTTTTCAGCTGGAGTTCTAAAATCTTCTTCAGGATATGCTTGCTCAATTTCTTCTATATGGTCTTGATAACCTTCTACTTCAAAAGTTGAATCAGCAGGAGCTGGTACATTAGGTTGTAAATTTAGTACGTCCATTAATTACCCCTCAACCACGGTGATAACATGTTCTGACTCTCCCAATAGGAGAAAGGTGAATTACGATAATCTCTAGCATCTTGAGCCATAGTTGTTACATATTGATAAGAACCAAAACTTGGATATTTAGAAGCTCGTTCCATAGATTTAGCGATTGGTAGCAAACCATCTGGATCGTCTACTTTATCACCGTTTACGTTTCTTCCTTGGTATAAGTCTTGTTCAGGGGGACGTTGATTAGGCCATAATCCTGGGTGTCCTGTAGCTTTCAGTTGAGCATCGACCAAGCCCATCCAATTACCATCTCTACCACGTGCTAATCCTTCATAGTATTGCCTAGCACCTTTATCTTTCCATATACCTCTATCACCATACTTATCTAGATTAGTTTTTATAGAGTCAAGTTGTCTTTGACCATAATCACCACCAATAACACCAGTATAAATAACATTAGGGTCATCTCTTATCTCTCTTTTACCGCTAGCTATTCTAGCAACTCTTATAGCCCCAGGTTTTAATTCTTTTTCAACACTTTGACCTGTCATGACATATTTACTATTAGCACCATTCTGCTTGATCTCTGTAAGCACTCCCATTCTACCTGGTATTGGTTGACCATCGCCGTCTTTGATTTCACCTGGTTGACCGTGTAAAGCATAATGACTAGCTAAAGCTTTACTATGACCCATTGCTATATAATCATTATATTGACGAGCATAGTCTTGTTTAGCATTAGACATAGCTTCTACATAAGCAGGGCTCTTCTCATTAGCTTTAATGCCCATACCAGTGAAGGTAGTATCCAAATGAGCTTTAATCTTCTTCTCTGCATCAAAATCCTTTAGAGCAGCAGACTCAAATTTAGTAGCTTTCTCTCTGTATTCTAATGCAGCAAGAGGATGGAATGAATCTAATTGTTGATGTGATATGTAACCACCGTTACTAGCCATAAGAGCTTCGATTAATTGTTTATCTTCTCTCTCATCTCTCATACTAGCAGTTTCATAATTAGTAACGCCTGAAGGTATAGGTAAACCTAGTTCACCAAACTGACGTTTGTAATCATTAACTTGTTGTGTAGTAAGATCTCCTTTTCTAGCCTGAGCGATAAACTGAGCTTCTAGTTTTGTACCAGCTGTCCTTTGATATGCTAATTCAGCATTGTTAGCTTTAACTTCACCTGCTTTAATATCAGCTTTAAGTTTAGCAAATCTACCAGGCCATTGCTGAGCAAAAGTAGTACCTTTTTTAGCCCCAACTTGTTGTCTTAAACTTTCTGGTAGTTCTAATGCACCCATTCTATCAGCATAATAAGGGTCTCCAGATGCTATACCTTCAGATTGGAGTACACTCATTACTGAATCCCAACCACCTGAATTACCTAAAATACTATTCTTACTATCAACAGTATTAGATGATATAAGGAACAATCTATGTAAATCTTCACCTGTTTTAGCAGAACCAGCCCATTCTTTTTGAGCCTTTATTCTAGTATTATGTGAAGAATCTATATTATACCGTTCTCTATACTTAGCCATTTGCCCTGCTTGGGACTTAAGTATAGCTTCATCTGTACCAGCTAATGCTTGTAATTCAGGTGAGAATTTATCTACACCAGAAGCTGATCTAATATCTTCTGATAGTACTTTGACTGCTGCTTCTTTAAAAGGTAATCCTTGTATATTATTATCTCGTAACTGCTTTGGTGTGAAAGTTACACCTGAAATGGTGATAGCCTTCTCACTATTCTGCATAGAATGTGCAAGTTTATCATCAAAGGTTTCGTTAAAAGCACGTAACTTTTCTTTGGCGTAACCTACTTGTCCCCAAGGTGATAGATGTGCTATACGATCTGCATCAGGATAAACATCAGCACCACCAAGCTTGAGCATTTCTTGCTTGATTTCTTGATACCGTGTATCCTCTTGCTTTGTTCTTTTTAATTCTTCAGCAAGTTTTGCAATAGATTGAGCGTCAGCAACTGCATGTTTTCTAGCTTCAGCAACACCTTTTTTCTTTTTTTCTTCTATATCTCTTAATTTCCATTCTCCAAGTTCTTTAGAGAAATGAGATAATTTACTGGCTACATCCTTAGCCTGATCAATACCAGCTTGACCGCGACGATTCGCAGCTTCTATTCTTTGTTGAGAAGAGAAAGCTAAGTTAGCTCTAGAGGTTTCTTTCAACCTTGCTATATTTCTTGAATATGACATGGTTAAAATATATTAAAGAAGGGATTACTTGATGGCTGAGCGGCTGAACCACCTACAGCGTGTCTACTTATATTTGTATCTATAGCTGAAGCGGTTGCATTCTCAAGAGTTTCTGCTGAGAAACCAAAACCTGAAGCTCCAGAAGTAATACCAGATCCATAAGTTCCTGCTCCAAAACCTTGTTCGAATCCAACAGTTCCTGGTTGATTCATTATTGATTTACCACCTGTTACATCAAAATTATCGCCTCCTATACCTGGTGCTTTAAACATACCACCAGCTTTCGCTGCTCCTAAACCAGATGCTGCTAAACCTAGTATTAATCCTCCCATACCAGGTTTAGCTTCTAACTCTGGGGCCATAGGTGTGTGACCGTGTACAGGTGAGAATCGTATTTTCTCATATACAGCACGAGATTTAGCTTCGGCATCCATATGAGAACCTTCTGCTTGTAAGGCTGCTTCATCCTTAGCCATCATCATATTATGCAACACCTGTGATTTATACTGACCTAGTTTCTTAGCACTCTTACCTGCTAATCGACCTGCAGTTCTACCTGTTTGTGTGCCTGCATAATCATTCTCATACATTTCAACTATAGCTTTCTCTATCTTCTGATCTCCTTGAGCAAAGATCTTATCAAGTTGTTGATCTTGTTCAGTCCATTGCTGAACCATAGCTTGATAAATTTGATCTTGTTCTATGTCTGCAACTTGTACTTCGTTTTTCCATTCGTTATTATTAAGCATGACTTCACGCTTATATTGACGATTGGCTTCTTCGAAGTTTCTTAGTTTAGCTCGGTTCCTGCCTTTGACGGCTGCCCCCTTAGCTTGGTGTTGCATTATCTGTCCGCCCGCGTTTAGAGCGAACATTCCTGCTGATACTGGATCGCACACGGCAAAATTCTATAAAGGTTAATTGGTTGGGACCATGTTTTAGTTCCCGTAGAAACTTAAATCCCAGAAACTTTAGAAGTTTTAGATGAGCGGTGTTCCGTTTATCTACAATGTTCCAAAGGAGTTCTTCTTTTCTACTTTCTATAAATCGTTTGGATTCACGTGCAAAGGTGAGAGGGTATTCATGGATAGCTGGTGTGCATAACATCCATACTCTCCCTCCTTCTTGCACTCCTGCCAATCCGGCAGTCTTACCGTTTGGCACTTCGAACCATACTGTGTCTCCGTTGAAAGCAGCCATTGGAATATGAAAAAGTGGGAAATGGCCGTGGCCTTCAAACACTTCTTTATAATCGTCAGGTCGAAGATTAGAGGCTACCTCAACAGCAGCCTCCATTGTAATTGGGTGAATATAATTAGACACGTTGATAGTATCTTGGTGAGAAGTCTCCCTCCCAATTCATTGAATGAATCGTAGCTGGAGACGGGTGATTTGATTTTAAGAATACAGTTGTATTTATATTTCTATCGTATACAGGTATAGTATGTAAGTAATTTGGTGCTATAGCTGGTTCACTAGCTTTGACATTATCCCATTCAAGAGATTCAACAGTGTATGTATAATCATCTCTACCTCTACGTTTCAAGGTAACGTCAATAACACCTACATCACCAAAGTCAAAGTTCATCCTATGTAGCACAAGTGAACCACGGGTTTCAGATCTTGTCTTATCTCCCTCAGCTCTAGTCATGTATATCTTAGGAAACTCTACTTCGAACTCATATTCATATCCTACAATTAAATCTGTGTTAACTGAACTACCATCTTTAGTAGAAGTCTTCCAGTTACCAGGTAACGTTACAGTTTCACTAGGAGCAGTACCGGTAATCTTAGCTTGTGGTATATCATAGCTCTTACCTCTAGCATCACTATCTGTTATACAATAAGCTGTGAGAGTCCGTGAGCTATAGAATCCTGCACCTAGAGTAAACGTAGATACATCAGTTTGGTCGTTATATGTTATATCACCAGAGGCTATGGTTTTCTTGGTGTCAAGAAAGACTCTATTAACATCAGGTTCATCACCTATCAAATCTGTATCTGCTTTTAATTTTATGTCAAATTTTTCAAAGGTATATGTACTACCTGTATTCAGTACAACATAACATACATCATCTAATATAGTATGGTAGATAACATTGTTAGGCATAGTCCATCTGAACCACGCTGACTGAGCACGTTTATTCCCTTGTTGATAGTACTTATATCCCCACAATTCATTTGTAGCAGTGTGTAAAGTACTGTCTGTACCAAATAGAATTAAATCATTTTCATTAGATTCAGATATTGTAGTAGCAGTTGTTGGGAATAACTCACCAATAATTTTACTTTGTTCAATAACATCAGGTTCTTGTCTAGCATTAACATTAGCAAGTTCATAGAACCTAGAATTCTTAGCAGTGCTATTTAAGAAACCAATAGTAGTACCTAATGATACAGGTTCAGTATCTTGATTAAATGCGTAAGAAGATAAATAAGTAACCTTAGCAGTTTCTGGTGTAAGCAAAGCTTCAGCACCAGAACTTAAAAGGAATTGTTCGTTAGCACTAAATATAACTAGACCTGTGTTCGCTTCGATTGCATCATAAAGTTTAGTCGGGTACGTAGAACTTGACTGTAAATCGATAGGGTCTGCATTGGAAATTGCCATAGCAGTTTTAACCCAAAAATTATAGAAGTCATTAACTCTAGATAAGATAACGTTTTCTGCACTAAGTAAGGCTATTCTATTCCTAAAGAAGAGCATCTTTTGAATAGGATATCCAATGAAAGAAGGAGGAGCATTAGTGATATCATCACCTACATCTCGCTTACCCCAATCAGGATAACCAAATCTAAAAGCACCATTTGCGTAATGTGATTGAGCACCACCGTTAATAGAGAACGGACCGTGTGTTAAGGTCTGAGCATTGTTACCAGTACCAGTTAAATCGATAACAGTCCCTGCTGTTGCGTTAGCTGCCGTAGTTGCTAATTTAATCACATTTGCATTTACTTTAACAGCATAATAAACAGTATCGTCTGATAAACCTCCAAGCGTTGTACCACCACCATTATCGTATAATAATCTCTCTCCTGTTAGTATACCGTGGTTGTTAATAGTTATGACATTATCAGTATCACCTGAACCATCACTAGTATCAACAGCTGTTGTAGCTATTGTATGTTGTGTACTAGGTAGTATTCTAGTCAGCTTCAGAGGCATTGTATCTTTATCTATCTCTATCTCTACATTAGGAGCTGCTACCTCTTCCCATACGCCTTCTCCGAAGCGAGCTGGTGTGAATGTAACTGTCTCACCTGCAGAAATAGTACCAGAGGAACCGTTACTTGCTAATACAAAACTATTAGCACTTGAGCTGCTAACTGTATATAATCCATCTGTAGCACCACCACTAGTGAAGTCAGCAAAAACTGTATCACCGTTTGCTAACCCATGAGCAGTAGCTGTGATTGTTACTGTAGTACCAGACCTAGAATATGTACCAGTTTGTGAGAGATCATCTGTTACACCTTCAGCTTCGAAGCGTAGGTAGTAATCATCCATATCTTCACCACTGTTAACAATACGAACAACATAACCATGCCTGCATGTACGTGGTAAATCTGCTATATTATTTGCTTCACTTGTGATAACATTCATCAAGTTTCTTTCAGGTGAACTGACACCAAAAGGAGTGTTTCTATATAAATGTATACCATTTCCAACTATCGTAGCTGTAATACCTGTACCAGATATAGCATCTAATGTTGATTTAATATCACCTAGTATACCAGCTGCTGATACATGTTCCTCATTGTTTGAAGATGTTGGAGCTGGTCGTACAAGTGCTACGTTACCTCTTGAAGTAATTGTTACATGATTCTTAACAGTTACTGTTGTAGTTACACCTTTCTGCGATGTGTGTTGATGAGTATCGTTAGTAGTCCAACCTTCTCCACCAAACTGTAATTTAACATAAGGTGCGTAAGCATCGTAGTAATCACTACCATTAGAAGCATCAGGAGCGTTTTCAAGTTGAGGGACACAACGTGTGTCCATTTCATACCTCAATCTATGTTTACCATTAGCAGACATATTAGGTGGTGATGTGCTGAATTTATCAGTACCACCATTATCTGCTAGAACAGTTTCTCTACCCATACCATGACAAGAGCCGTCTCCAGGTTCTCCTGAACCAGACGTGACTCCTCCAAAAGTACAAGCATCATCAACTACTAATGTCGTTGCACGTGTATAAGAATAAGTAGTATTATCATTTGGATCATATATATCTAAGGCATACTGCTTCCCATAAGATATAGTATCTAATTCTATATAAGCTTCGTTTAACCTAGCTGGTGAAAGTGAGTTTTTATCTGTCTTCATTGCTGTAGTCTTACGCCTATTAACAAAGAAGGTTGTCTCGTTAATAGTCATGACTTGTATGTCAGAAGACTTTTCATCTAATAACTCAGTGTTATCTAAGTAAGATGCAACAGTGTTTGAACCAAGAGGATTGTAATCCACGGGTATCTCAGCACCGTCACTACATCTCCATACTTTAACAGTTCCAGCAGGTGCAACTTGTCCAATGTATTGTTCTGTATCACTTGTATAAATATGAAACCATTTAGAATTAGCAGCAGTGGATGGTGATAGAGTAGTTATCAATGAACTACCTGGACGTTTAGTTAAATTAGTTACAACGTCTGGTACTCCATTTACGAGGTCAACAACTTGTCCAGGGATCTTCTGTTCATCTGGCTGCGTAGACATGCCTAAGACATAGTTATTTACTTTTTGTGTTACACTAGCCATTAGCGTCTCAGAGCTTGATAAGGTTTATAAGATTGATAAGCAGATTCATCAGGCCATCCCATAAAGTTATGGTCACCTTGATTACATTCATATTCCATAGCAGCAGCACGTGCTTGTACTTCATACTGTTGTAACATCTTCTGTAGATTAGCGTTAGATACTAACTGTACCGCAGCTCTTCCACATGCTTTATATGTTATATACCTTTGGAATACTGTAGGTATATCTTCAAATTCAAGTAGTCTAACTACATTAACATAGAAATAATCATCATCTGGGTATTCAAATGTATGGTTTACTCTATCATACATTTTCCATATACCATCACTATCTTTACGTCGTACAAAATCACGAGTCTTATCCCACGCATCTTCCATGTCTATACGAATAACATCAGATGAAATGATGATTTTATTATCAGTAGTATTTACATTTTCTTTTATATGATATTCAAGATTAAATGTCCAACCTTCACTTTGAACATCTTGATTACTTTCTTTTAATAAGTTGTAGATGAAAGATATCTCAGGGTTAGCGAAATCAAGTCCAGAGATTGGTGATTGACCTATGCTACCCAGGATCGCATTGACTGCGGATAGTTCGGTATCGATATCAACGGTTGTGGTAGTCATAGGTATAAAGATTTATGAATAAAAAAAAGGGGGACGTGAGATCCCCCCTTATCAGTTAAGTATATTGTCCAGCAACTACAGCGCAGGTATCAGTTACACCTGATGATCCTACGGTTGCATATGCTAGTCTTAAATTTTTAGTTGTGGATGCAACAGCTGATGCGCTGCCTGATCCACTTGTATCAGATGGTGAGATACGGGTCTCGGTGCCAGCACCGCAAGATCCATATTCACCAACTGCTGAAGGAGCTGCCATAATATTTAATTAGTTAAGAAACTGTTCCTATGTTAGCAGGGCTCAAATGCTTCCTACCATACTCTAGAGGAGTAGGAGGATTCTTGGTGATTGATTTATCAACCTGTCCGATTCCACTTAAGGAAGCACCGTTCCCTTTAACTCTAGTAATAGTTGTAGATGTTCCAGGGTTAAGTGACATAATTAGCTACGTGCTGAGGTTAGTTCGATAGCACCTGCAGGGTTGAGTGTTCCACAGCCCATTGCGAGGCGTCCTACGAGTACATCTCCCTGGTATAAAACCGATACATCCCCGCCTGTGACTTGGACTTGAGGTCCAATTGCTTCAACAATACCAGCAGCATCGCGCTGATAAATGAGGCCGCAGTGTGTAGAGAAGTCACCATTGTAGGAATTGTTCTCACCAGCTACAGGGTTAACAGTACCTGCCAAGAATGGTAGGTTGTTAGAACGCTTGATCGAGATACCAGCAATTTCAACTAGACCTTCACCAGAGTTCAGGTTACCTTGTGAGTTACCATAGTCTCTGTTGAGGATGTTAGAAGAAACCTGTGATACTAGAGCATAGTATTGACGTGGGTTTAGTACAGCTGTACGCCCTGTCTTTGGAAGATTCTTTTCATCGAGAACTGCAGCAGCTTCGAAGAATGCGTCTACCAATGCTTGAGCATTGTACTCCTTAGTTACACCCAATTCAATCTGAGTACCACCAGGCTCGGGACCAGGAGAAGCAGTGATAGGATGAGCTTCCCTTGCAGCTAGTGCAATAGTACGGAAGACTTTCTTATCATATGC